GCAGCTATACCTCAAGTTGCAGACAAGCAAAAGCCCCTAATGCATGATCCGCATTAGGGGCTTAGGGAAGCGCGCCAAGCCGCGTAGCAAAAGGCCGCTTCAGATTGCCTAGCCGCCCGAGGGATGACGCCTAGGCGCGGCGCGCTAGGTCAGCGCAGCCGGAAGATGCGAGCGCCAGCGCCGCGCTTGTCGGAAGCATCAACCGAACGAAGCACGAATTTGCGTTCCTGCGTCGTCTTGGCGCGGCTAATCTGCTTTTCACCAGTCAGGACGTAATGGCCTTCCTGCTTAATACGCTTTCCCGACGCATCTTCGGCGTAGGTCTTAACCGTAACCGTCTCGAATTCGCCAGTTTCCTTAGCATAGCGCGCATTTGCGGAGCTAACCGTACTGGCGAGCGTCTTGGCAGGTTCCGGGCGCTCCTCGCTGACGGGAACGTGAAAAGACTGCCCAACTTCCAGGTTTTCAAACGGGAAAGTCGGCTGACGCCCTGCCCCGCCACGCTTGATAGTCGGGATCGTAACATCGGTATCAATGGCAAAATTAAACACAGGCGTAACCTTTGGCAAGTTGGGGGCAATAATTGCGTGAGTAACAGCGGCAGTAGGCGCAACATCAGGCTGCGGCTCATTCAAATCCATGTATCTAATACCTTCAGGCGTCGCCCTGACGGCGACATTACCGCCTTCGTCTTTCAGTTCTTCGTTGGTAGCAGCCAACCTAAGCGCAGTCAACAGCAACAAATCAGGATCATTCGGCGGAATGTAAAGAAAGCCGCCCGACTTCGTCGCTGCGACAAGCGCCGCAAGCTTTACCAAATCAGGAACGCCCGTAGGCGCGGCAACGGGGGCAGTTTCAACAACCTTTGCAGGACGCTTAGCCATATCTTTGAACCTCAAACCTCGCGCCGATATTGCGCTGTGATCGGATTAGGGGAATGCTTTGGTAATGTCAAGCGACTTCGGAAGCCAACTTAAAAATGACGCCAGCCTCTTGAAACATCGTTTTAACGATAGGCTCATGCTCGGCTTTAGCAGACCATGAACCGCTACCAACAATAACCTTCTCTACGCCTGCGTTAATCAACATGCGAGCGCAATACGCACAACACATATGCGTGACGTAAACGGTTGAGCCTTCGAGCACGGCTCTAGCTGCATTCGCGACAAGGTTTTCTTCGGCGTGCGCCGTCCAAAGATATTTGGCTGGCGCTTCCATTCTTTCAGGTAAATCCTTCACGCCACGCGGCAAGCCATTGTAGCCTGTCGCCAGCGTCGCTTTTGCATCGGATACGGCAACAGCGCCGACAAGCGTGCGAGGGTCTTTCGACCAATGGCTGATAGTGTGGGCAAGCGCGATGAAACGATCAACCCATTTATTCGGGCTGTGCTTGCGTCGGAAGTTGTTACCGTCGCACGCTTCGCAGATATGTGTGGAATGAGTGTTCATTAGTATAACTTCCCGCCCGGCTTACGACGATTGACTATATCACGATCAGGTCTAGTCTGATTAAACGTCATCTTTTCAGCAATAGCTCCGCCAATATCGAGATTAAGCGCCCCTGCCAAATCCATGATCCTAATAACCGCGTCGGCTAGCTCAACCTCAATCATTGAACGATGCGGCAATTTATCATCATTCAAACCCTTGCGATGGCCTTCCATTGCTTCGCTAATTTCGCTGTGAATACGGCAAAGCTTAGTTGCTACAGTTTGGGCTGATACTACGTCGCGAGGGCTTGTCCTATCATACAGTGGTATTCCTTCCTCACTATCGTGCCACCATCCCGCATTATAGCTATTGCTATAGCATTGCTTAGCCAACTGCTCAAATGTCTCAGCCCAAAACATTTTGTTAAGCACGGCTTCAGTTTCTACGAATGCATCTTCTATATGTAGCTTTGGTTCGATATACGTGCTGTCAGCACGCTTCATAATGCCTTGTGAGATAGTTTCAAGAATGTTCATCGGCTCATCCTCCCCATAATATTGCAGTTATATATAAACTTAGCTCTTATGCAAGCTTGCTTAAAACTTCCCCCGAAATGATGCGCGCACATAAACTCAACAAACCAGAGATCTTTAGCTAAATATATATGAGGCTTAGTCATATCAAATACCCTCCGCTAGTGCTCTGTCAGATTTGTTATAAATCTCGACAGTATGACCATTTGTAACAGCCCAAACCATAAGCTTTTGTAGCCAACGCCGCTTAACTGAATTGTGAAAGTTGATTTCGTGGCGTCTAATCTCTTGATCCTTCTTTAGATCAAAGATGGTAATTATTAGCTCCATAGGATCGCGGCGGGGCTTAGGAACGTTCGGAATAGTTAGAGACATGAAAGAACCTCAATTAAACCTATTAATCATCTAACGCCTTCATTAAGTACTCAAATACACTTATCTCTCTACCGCCAATTGTTCTCCCTGCTTCAATCCTAAGCCGCTGCAATTCTTCTTTTTCTCTTTGATGAAATAGCCTAATCCGCTCCTTTTGCCTCGCTTTCTTATCCCTTGCTTTTTGCGCAATTGTTGTCAAGAAAGATACTCCTTTAGAACGGCTACAGCCTCTTGCCAGCCATAGCAAACGCAAGCCCCGTAACCTTCGGCTCTAAGCTCCGCGATTTCGTCGTCTTGACTATCTGAAGTTTGTCCTTTCGTCAAGCCTTCCGACTTAGGCCGCTTTAATTCAATAAATAAGCCATGCATTCCATGTCGGGCGACAGGTAGCATTACGTCGAGAACGCCTTTGCGAACTCCTTCAGCCTTCAGCCTAGCTGCGGTAATCTTGTCCCGAATGCCTCCGTTAGGTATGGCGAACATTCGCCTTAGTGCGGGGTATTGCACCCGCACTTCAGGCATTGCGGCCCAGCAAAACAATGCGACTTGGTGCGCATGTTCGGTTCCCGGCGCGGCTAAGCCTTCGGGAGTTGGGCCTTTGCTTGGCGCTTTCATTTGCGCTGCGGCGGACGATCAAAGTCCGCGTCATCCTGGTAAGTGGGAATGCGCGAGGCTTCGCCATAATAGAATCCTAAAAGCGCCGCAATACCATGCGTCACGATTAGGGTTATGATTATTAGGAAGTCTTCCATGTTTAATCCTCGCAATTCCAGTTGAATGCTTCTGGGATATGCCAACAACCCAAATTGTCACAATAATAACAAACGTATCTCATAACTCAATCCTCCGTTGACCAATCGCCCGGCGCACTCGGAACGCGCCAAAAGCCCCGAACAATTGGGTTCGTTGTTACTTTCGCGTCGCGATAGCGATAAGCGGCAAAGCCCGCTTTGCCATTATAAATCCAATAACAAGCATACATTTCGATAACTCCCGTTAGGCTGCTGCTTTAGACCGCAGCCGGGTTAGTTTCATTAGTCAATATCGTTTTTGATCCAACTGCAAACCTCATAGATAATTGCAGCGGCAAGAGCTTGCTCGCCGTGAATATGCTTCCCGTAAGCGAATAAAAGCTTATGAAGCATTTTAAGTTGAGCTTGCTTTAAGTTTGGGATAAAGTTAACCATTAGTCTAACTCCTAAGCCGCCATCTTATAGCACATTTCGTTATCAGCTTCAACAACCGGCTTCAGGTATTGCCGCGGATAATGATTTCGTTTGCCCCAATTCGCAGCGAGCGCGAGCAAGCCCCGAGCCTTGCCCGTCAGGGCATAGCTGTGAGCCGGTCTGCCCCGTTTGGCTGTGTGGGTAACGCAGACCGTGAGATAGCCTCTGGCGACAAGCTGTAGCGCAAGAAACCGGCTTATACGCGCGGGATCACGCAAGGCGGCGACGATAGCGGCAGATTTGCGGAATGTGGGCTTGCGAGCCATGATGATTGATCCTTATCCGAAGGGTTAGCTTATTTATTCAAAACTAAAATACAATCAAGAAAAGCTCTCCTAACTTTTTCCTGTTCGCGCCATGACATTGAGTAGGGCAACAGAATACGCCAGCGACCGTTACGAAATAAAATGCGCGGCGGCTTTCGGTTCCAGACATGACAACCCCTCAAAACGGAATTTCATTAATGTATTGATCGCAGCCCGTAACGATTACTATTGCGGGCGGCTTGGCTTTGTGCATGTCGCAAAGCTCATTTGTGGTAAAGTATTCGCAAGTGACGCAGTTGCGCGAATATCTGTGAATAGTTTTGCCAAGCGCTTGCGCGAGCGTATCAGCCAAGTCGCGCATATATTTTTCATGATCTAGCTTAGTATTCATAACCAAGTATCTCCGGGTATTGACGATTAACCCATACGCGAATGCGCTTAGGAGGGCGAAGCTTAGAAACAACTGTTAGCACGTTGTCAGTTGTCGCGGTTTCTTCGTACTCTTTTGGCAGTTCCATTCTTTGCCGAAGCCAATCTAATGCCTTCTTTCTAGCAAAGCCCTTGTGATCTAAACAAATCCATTCGTCAAACTTTTGCATACCGCAGAAATAAGACGCTCTGATAGTCGCCGGATTATCGCCCTTTTGATGGCGATTATAAATGCAGTAAGTAACGTCGAAAAGCTCAACTTGCGGAATACCGCTCGAAAGTAGCTCATCTGTTCCCGCAGCCCCCTTGAATTTAACTCTAATCTCGAATTCAGCACCGCAGCCTATGCAGACCCTAGCCGATGCATGATTGTAACAGCCGCATTCGTCGCATATACGAATAGGCGCTTCGCCCGTTCCTTTGCCTTTTTTCTTAGGAATAACCGGATCATTAATCGGGCCAAGGCGCTTAGTGTTGCCTGCGAAGTCTAGGCAAAGACAATTACGCTTGCCAGTCTCCACGCTTGGCCGCATTCCCCTTCCGAGCATTTGGACCCATAACACAGGCGATTGCGTTGGGCGTAGCATACCGATAACGTCAAGCATCGGATTGTCAACGCCAGTCGTTAGGGCGTTCATGCTAACCGCCCATTTGTGCTTTCCGGCTTTCCATTCCTTCAATGCTTTCTTATTTTCGCTTTTATCCTTACCAGAATGAATGACGACAGACGTTTGATTGAACATTGTCTGAAGCATTGCATTTATATGCTCGGCGTGTAAAATGCCAGTAGCAAAGATCAAGCCGCATTGCCTATCGTGCGAATGCTCCATAAGTTCGGTCAGCGCCTTAAAGGTAATTTTCTCACGGTCAACCGCGTCTTGCAACTCGTTTTGCTTATAGTCGCCTTGCGAGGTTCCGACTTGCGAAACATCAAGTTCGGTTTTAGTTTTCTTGGGAATAAGCGGGGCGATAAATCCTTCAGCAATGAGCCGGTTAAAGGCGTCAACGCCTGTAAGATCATAGCAAATATCAGTGAAAATTCCGCCATCGGTAATGTATCCCTGCCCTAAGCGATACGGCGTTGCAGACAAGCCCACAATCTTTAGCTGAGGATTAATTGCGAGCAACAGTTTAAACACTTTTCCATACATTGTGTCAGCATTAGGCGAGACTAAGTGCGCTTCGTCAACTAGGATAATGTCAATGTGACCGAACAATTCAGGATGATGAGCAACACTGGCAACGCCTGCGAAGGTAATCGGATGGCGGCTTTCTTTGCGCCCCAGCCCCGCCGAGTAAATACCTAGCGGGGCTGTAGGCCAAACCTGTAAAAGCTTGGCCGCATTCTGTTCGATTAGTTCTTTGACGTGAGTAAGCATTAGGATGCGCTGTGCAGGCCAACGCTTCAAAACATCGGCTACAAACTGCGCAATAACAATCGACTTTCCCGTACCTGTGGGCATTGCGATTATGCAGTTACCCGACTTTTCGCCGAAGTAATTGTAAATACTTTGCACGGCTTCGGTCTGATAGTAGCGTGGCTGTATCACTAGATCAATTCTTTATCTGCGGCTAGATTTTGCGATAAAGTAATACCTATTTCATTTCCTACTATATTTTCCTCGTATTCAAGTTCTATTGCACTTTTCGGTAGCCACACTTTATCGCCTTTTATATTGCGAACAAGAATAGCTTTTTCAGTTTCGTGAACTACATAGGCGGAAATGTCGCATAGTCTCATATCAACCCCCTGTTATATCCTGCCATTGATCTCGCCATCACGGCAAAGCCTCATTAATTGATTGCCAATCGTTACAACCTTGTTTTATGAAATCACTTGGAATATTAGCTTTAAAATTTTGACAATACCATTCACCATAATCAACAGCTAAAGCACTTACGCAGCTACGGCAATTCTTTTCGATAGCGTCGCCGCGATGGCAGATGCCAGCAAAATCGCAGTATTTGCATTCAAATGTTGCTTCGTTAAGCGAGAACTTCGGCGGCGGCTCTTGATATGTTATGATAACTTCGGCCTTGCGCTCTAGCTGTTCGGCTAGGTTCCAATCTAAAGCAACAATTTCAGTGAATAAATCATCATCATTTTTATTAACACAGCAATACAAGCCAAAGCGAAAGTTATAATGTTTTCCATAGATAGACATTTGCGCAAAGTGATTAGGCGCTGCAACAGCAATACCGTTTTCTTTGAGCTTAACAAAGCCGCTACCAGTTCCCTTAGTCTTATCTTCGCCAAGCATAGCAAAAGGTACGCCATAGCTTTCTGGTAGCTTATAGATAGCGTCAAGACTACCCCCGAAGTGCCCCATTACGCCCTTGACGCGGAATTGTTCGCCGTTAGTGTCATGTTCCCACACTTCAAAGCCTATGCCGCGCAGCCATTCATTAATGCGAGCTTCCTCGCGCTTGCCCCTGTCAAATAGCCGCTGCATTCGCCCGCTGAATTTATGATGATAAACCCAACGAAATGTGTACCAAAGCGAGCGGGAACATGGGTTGCCGATAAGCGAAGCGCCTAAATGATTGCGGTGGCCGTCATCGTAAGCCGTGGCGCAATATGTATCAATGTCGGCACTAATACGCTTCGCCAATGCTTTACGGTTAGCGCCGTTAGACAAATCAAGCTGTTCTCCGATTGGGATTGCTTCGGCTGCTTTAATTAAATCATTCATTGTTTTTCGCCTTATCCTCTATGGCGGCAATGACGGCTGCAACGTCAACAATGCGAACAGCAATTAAAGGTTGATTAGGGAAAGCGCGTGTTTTGAACTTTGCGCGTTCAACTTCTCTGCGCCAATTGTCGATTATTTGCTGTAATTCTATAGTCATAGCTCCGCCTCAATAACCAATGCACGCCAGAATGAAGGCTATTAGTAATGCCGCCGTTGACATTAGCCCCCAAAACATTGAGCCCTGCCTATGCACGATTTTAGTTGAATTATATATTGCTACTTAAGCAACTACGGCAAACGAAATAGAGTGCATAGCTCCGCCTCATTAGTTCAAGAAAAAGGCGGGGCGACTAAACCCCGCCTTTCGATCAACTAACTTGCGTCACTTCGCCCAAGGCGGCGGGGCGGCTGCGTTCCCTTGCGCCGCCTGTTGCGACCAAGCGGGCGGGGCTGCGGCCTGTGGGGGCTGCGGAGCGGGCTGCGTAGGCGTTCCGCCCCATGCCGGCGCTGTGTTAGGCCCCGCCGTGCTTGCCGCCGTAGGCTGCGCGCCCCAAGCCGGCTGTGCTGGCTGCGGCGGGGCTGCAATAGGCTGCGGAGCAGCCTGCGGAGCAGCTTGCGGCGGGAACGGGGCAGTAGTTGGGGCAGGAATAGGCGCGCGCCCCGGTTCATTCCCATTGGCGTCAAACACTCGCTTGACTTCGATATATTCGCCTTCAGCCTGCTTAGCGACTTCGATTATACAACGTGCGCCGCGCAAAGCCGCGCCTTCGTCTTGCATGTTGATGCGGAAAACGCCAGTAGCGTGCGACAAAGCCGAAAGCTGTTTGTGGGCAATGTCAACCGCTTTCTGGTTTTGGTTCCACAGGTTGTAACGCATCGTAATGCGCCCAGCTTCCGTAGAAAACTCAACGCAGAACATTCCGCCGTCATTCTTATAAGTCGGGCGAATTTCCGTTCCCGTAATCGCAGCGGGAAACTTGCCGATCGGATGCGCCCCCGCCGACTGCTCGGGGGTATACTGCGAAGCATCAAAAGTGTAATTCATTCCAGCCATTTTTATATCTCCTTATTAAGTTCGGGGCGTTCCGTCAGCTTCGCGCGTTACTGAAACATTGATCCACATTGCAGTCTCACGAATGCGACGAAGAATATAGGTCTTGTCGGGACCATTAGGTAACATATGGTCAACAAGTTCGGCGTACTTTTTTGAAGCGTTACGCAATTCAGCCATAGTGGCGATTTGTTCATCGGTAGGTATTAGATACTCAAAAGTTGAACTGTGCAACATTTTAGACCATTCCTAGTTAGCTCATAACCTTGTTAAAGATTGCCGTTAAATCTAGCGGTTCAAACTCCGCTAGATTTCCTGACCTATCCCGCGCAACAGCATCAAACGACGCTGAAGTGCGAAATGCTTTGTGTTGCCCTGCCCCTGGAATATTATGCACGGCTAGGTGCATTACAACGTCGTATAGATGAGGTATATATGTTGGCAAAAACTTACCTGGAAAACTTGGTCTCATAACGCCGTCAAAAGTATCTTGTTTGCAGATTAAATATGTATGTTTCTGCGGCATATGAAAAAGCGTGTTTAAATGCGGTATCATACAATCGGCCATCTTGCCATAGGCTAGTTGGCCATGCGCCTTATTACCTGAGCTTGAATTCTTACCCAATGCGTCACGCAAGAATATACTAGCCATCTCTGAAAGACTATCAACGCAAACTGTGTCGAAATTCTTAACCTCTGTGCTTTTTAATAGCCAATCGAAAAAGTCATTAATAGCTTTAGGCGTAGCCGCAATCCAAGTCGGAACCTTACTACCACGCATCGACAATAAACCAGGCTCGCACGCCATTAAAACAGGGCGTGGCGCTGTGTTAACTAGCGGGGTTTTACCAGTTCCCGGCGCACCATACACTAGCGACTTTGCGCCGAGCACGCTTGCAAATTGACCAGCCGGGCGGAAGTCGCTCATGTTCATCTAATCAACCCCTCTTCCATTCGTACTTAGTGCGAACATGCTTCGAGAAATGCGTTCCGATGCTATCCGCGCGAATGAAAGCTTC